AGATTAATATAGGGTATAGGGGTTTTTCCTTCGTCAAAACCGTTAATACTATTATACAGTCAGATTCACGTTTTGTCAAGTAAAATCGTACAAGCCCTTAAAATTAATTTTTTTTTATATTTTTTCATTTTTTACTTGACAAGTGGCTTATATAGCACTATAATAGTAGTATGGGTGGAGAAGTTTCTCTTCACACTCAATATCCCCCCAAAAACATCGACCAGTACAGGGATTAATTGCTTAGTGAGGACAAGAGATATTCTCTATAACCATATCTGGAATGTTAGTCGCATTATTTTTTGGATTTATATTGCGATGATTATTTTATGGTTTGTATATATAGGTGTATTTGCAGTATTAAATACAATACCTGCAACAAAACCTTTTGTATCAAGAGTTATGGAATGGCAACAAACGGACTAATAAAGCGAAAACTAACAGAAAAGCAAGAAAACTTCCTAACAGCGTTGTTTTCTAACGGTGGTAATATAGCTGATGCTTTGAAAACAGCAGACTACAGCCCTCATAGTCGTAAAGATGTGTTGGCTTCTCTCAAAGAAGAGATTGCTGAACGTACAAAGCTAATGCTAAACGGTGCAGCTGTAAAAGCAGCAGACAACATCGTTAATACGATGAACACCGACCATGATAACGGTCTACCTACTAACCGTTTAGAGCTAAAGTTTCGTGCTGCTGGAGATATTCTAGATAGAATTGGTATTACCAAGCGTCAACAGATTGATGTAAGTGGTGAAATCAAACATGGAATAGTGCTTTTACCTAGTAAAAAGCCAATGGTGGACATAACACCAGAATAAACCGATATCTTGCCTTATTTAAAAGGGAGATATTTTTACATTTTGCTTATAAATAAGGAGATTAATCATGCCAAATGATTTATTAAATATGCTTATTGGGTTTGACCCATACTTTCGTAACACCAAAGGTTACGATAACTACCCACCGTATAATATATACGAAGATGGAGACAAATATAGGCTAGAAATAGCCGTTGCAGGGTTTTCAAAGAAAGATTTAGAGGTTGTGGCACAAAATTCAACCCTAAAGATAACTGCAAGGAAAGATAAAGATAAAAATGGGAGCACACCAATCGTTCAAGGACTTGGATATCGTTCCTTTACACGAGTTTTTCAACTAGCCCCTTATGTTGAAGTAACCGAGCTAAAATTAAAAGACGGTATTTTAACAATTTGGCTAGAAAGAGTATTACCAGAGGAATTACAACCTAAAATATTAAAAATAGCATAACATGGACTTCAAACCTCTCAAAAATCATATGGAAGTATCGACAATGGATGAGGTAGTTTTGTGGGAACACACAGGAAAAACAGCAGATGATATGCCAATAGAAGAAATTAATGCTTTCTTTGTAAATTATTTAAAAAAGTATGGTTATGGTACATGGCAAGACCGAAGTTAAAACCCGGAGAGAAGGGCAACTACAATAAAAGTAGAAAACAGCTACAATTAGAAAAAATTAAACGATCAGAACGAGCAGCATTAAAAAAGAAGAAGAAGGCTCAAAGTGATTCTAATAAAGCTAATATTCAACTAAATCAGTCGAAAAAAGCTGAAAAACTATTAAAACAAGGTGGTGTTACAACAGATGATTTTGTTGATACATTACCTAGTTCGGTAAGAGAAGTTATTGTTGAGGGAGAACACGAATTAATATTTTCTCCCAATAAAGGTCCACAAACAGATTTTCTGGCTGCTCCCGAAAAGGAAGTGCTTTATGGAGGTGCAGCTGGTGGTGGCAAAAGCTATGCACTTCTGGTAGATCCATTAAGATACGCTGATAATCCCAATCACCGAGCCTTACTTCTCAGGCGTACTCTAGGTGAGTTAGCTGAATTGATAGACCAGTCAAAGAAGGTTTACCCAAAAGCATTTGTAAATGCAATATTCAAAGAAAGCAAAAATCTTTGGATCTTTCCAAGCGGAGCTACCATTTTATTATCTTATGTAGATAAAGATAGTGATGCAACAAGGTTTCAAGGTCAGTCCTTTACATGGATTGGTATAGATGAATTAGGGCATTATCCTACACCGTATGTATGGGATTACCTACGTTCAAGATTAAGAACAACAGACCCTAGTATTGAAACCTACATGAGAGCATCAGCAAATCCCGGTGGAGTTGGTGGTTGGTGGATTAAGAAAATGTTTATTGATCCTAGTCAGCCAAATACACCTTTTGCAGCACAAGACATGGAAAGTGGAAATGCTTTAGTTTTTCCACCTAATCATGCAAAGGCAGGACAACCGTTATTTAGTAGAAAGTTTATTCCTGCAAGACTAACAGATAATCCGTATCTAATGTCTTCAGGAGAATATGAGGCGATGCTTTTATCATTGCCAGAAGTAGAAAGACGAAGATTACTAGATGGAGACTGGGATGTTGCAGAAGGGGCTGCGTTTGCTGAATTTAATCGTGGGTTGCATATTTGTGAGCCTTTTGATATCCCTAGAGGTTGGCCTCGCTTTCGTGCTGCTGATTATGGTTATAGTAGTCCTTCCTGTGTTTTGTGGGCTGCTGTGGATTATGATGGCAATATATGGGTGTATAGAGAACTTTATACAAGTAGATTAACAGCAGATGCGTTAGCAGATGCAATCTTTGAAGCAGAAGCAAAAGATCCTTCTATTTTTTCAGCGGTGTTAGATAAATCCTGTTGGAACAGAATAGCAGGAGCACCATCCGTAGCACAAACTATGATACAACGAGGGCTACGTTGGTTGCCTTCTAACTCCGATAGAATAAGTGGGAAACTTGAAGTACACAAGAGATTACAAGTTAATGACGAAACCGGAGAGCCAAGAGTTAAAATATTTGAATCCTGTCATAATCTCATTAGAACTCTTCCCTCGATACCGCTATCGAGAACTAACTCTGAAGATGTGGATACAAAAGCTGAAGACCACGCTTACGATGCACTAAGATATTTATTTATGTTCCAACAAATAAATACAACGAATTTTTCATCATGGTCTAGTAGAATAAAAGACAATGCTCCCGAACCAAGAGACTTAGTGTTTGGGTATTAAATAGACGGAATACTTTTGTTAGGTGTCTCTTACTGCAAAGGAGGTGATCCGTTGGTACTAGTAGTAACTTTAGTAAACAATAATATTAATTTTAACAATAGGAAAGAATCATGCCACAAACTATGATAGACTTAACTAGTGCTGCTCCACACGGCAGAATGAGTGAAGTGCCTGATGGTAAAGCTGCACAAACTCCACTAGAAGCATGGGTTTCTGCCCCTGCTAAACCATTTGTATCTACATTAGATGCTCCAAAAAAACAAACTAAAACTAACGTATCTCCAAACTTTAACAGTATGGCTGACGAAAAAGATTATTAATTTTTATGGCTTTTCTTGATATTGATTCCGAAAAAAAGAAGGACACGGATACTGCTATAGATGTTCGATTAGAAGAAGCTAGTTTATCTGGCGGTCTAGTAGGATATATTCGTGAAAAATTTCAAATAGCAGAAGATGGTCGTTATTCTGACGAACAGCGATGGCTCAAGGCATACAAGAACTATCGAGGTTTGTCTGATGGTGCAAATCAAGATAAGCTAAGAGATTCAGAAAGATCTCGTGTATTTGTAAAAATTACAAAAGTAAAAGTTTTAGCTGCTGTAGGACAAATTAGCGATATACTTTTTGCTAATAAAAAGTTTCCATTGGTGGTTGAGTCTACTCCACACCCAGAGGGTATACCAGAGTTTGCTCATCTAAAATCACCACAAGAACCACCAGTAGAAAGTCCTTTTGGTTTTCCCGGAGATCAAATGGAACTACTACCCGGAGCAACAGAAGCTACAGCTTTAGAAGATAATCCTATTATACGAGGTCTAGGACCAGAGTATGATACAGAAAACTTAGTGGCTGGTCCTGCAAAGATGGGTCAGCCCCAGATTAAACCAGCTGCGTTAGCTGCTAGTAACATGGAAAAAATTATACATGACCAGTTACTTGATACTGATGCAGTAAAGAAACTACGCAAAGCTATTTTTGAATGTTGTCTTTTAGGAACAGGTGTTATCAAAGGACCCTTTACCTCAGAAAAAACTATAGCTAGATGGCGTAGAAATGACATGGGAGAAAAAGAATACAATCCTTTACATAAAGATAAACCAAATGTTTCTCATGTATCGTGTTGGAATTTGTATCCTGATCCTAATGCGACAGGCATTGATGAAGCAGAATATGTTATTCAAAGACATAAACTTAATCGTCAACAACTAAGAAAATTAAAAGATGAACCGTATTTTAATCATGCAATTATTGAAGAACTTCTAGCAAATGGTCCAAATTATGAAGAAAAATATTTTGAAGCACAGTTACAATCAGATCAAAACGACCCTATATATTCCGATTCAAGGTATGAAGTATTGGAGTATTGGGGTACTATGGATGCTAAACTTGCTCAAGAAGCAGGTTTGGAAATCTTTGAAGGAATGGAAGAATTATCTTCGTATTCGGTAAATGCGTGGATATCAGGTAATAAAATTTTACGTTTGGTTGTAAATCCGTTTACACCAGAACGTATTCCTTTTCATGTGTTTCCTTATGAAGTCAATCCTTATCAAATGTTTGGAGTTGGCATTGCTGAGAACATGGAAGATGCACAGCTTCTAATGAACGGTCATATTCGTATGGCTATTGACAACTTAGCTCTTGCAGGTAATGTTGTCTTTGACATAGATGAAGCGATGTTAGTACCGGGTCAAAGCTATGATATTTATCCCGGTAAAGTATTTAGAAGACAGTCTGGTGTTACAGGAACAGCGATTAACTCAATCAACTTTCCTAATACTGCACCAGCTAATGCACAAATGTATGACAAGGCTAGACAACTAGCTGATGAAGAAACAGGCATACCAAGTATTATGCACGGACAGACTGGAGTTACAGGTACAGGTCGTACTGCTTCTGGTTTATCTATGCTAATGAGTTCGTCAACCCTATCAATAAAATCTGTAATAAAAAATATTGACGATTATTTATTGAAGCCGTTAGGTGAGACATACTTTCAATGGAATATGCAATTCAACGAAGAGAACCCAGAGATTGAAGGGGATCTTGAAATCAAACCTAGAGGTACTTCTGCTGTTATGCAAAAAGAAGTACGCACACAGCGTTTGGTTACATTACTACAAACAGTTGCAAACCCAACACTTGCACCGTTTGTTAAGATACCTAATCTTATTCGTGAACTTGCTATATCACAAGACATTGATCCTAACGAACTTGTAAATGACGTAAACGAAGCAGCAATTTTTGCAGATGTATTGAGAGGTTTAAATGAGCAACAACAACCACAAGGGGGCGTTCCACAAGCTGGGGCTACTGATGGAGCAGGAGCAAGCATGGATGGCTCTGGAGGAGTACCTGTTGGAGCAAACCCAGCAGATGACTCAGGCATTGGTGGCGGAAACATCGGTGTCGGAGATACACCGCTTGCAGGGGAAGCTGGCTTTACTGGGAACATTGCTGAAGCTGCGGAATAATTATAGAGATATGCAAACAAATAGGAAATAACAATGGCAGTCGAATACATAGATAGTCCAAATGCAGGGTTTGTAAAACTAGGTGAGGGAGTTGGTTTATCTACGATAACACCACAAAGAAAAAGAAAAGTTAAAAAAGGTGATCGTGCTATATTTCCAATAACACCAACTGGTGCTGAGTCATACGAAACTACAGATTTTAGACCAGCAGCAGGATTTACATCACCAGCATCTACTATTCCAAATGTATTTGATAGATATAGAACTGTTCCCGGTGGTGCAAGAGCAGGTGGAACAGGACCAGAATCATCTTTTGAACGTGTCATACTACCTATAAATCCTAATGGTACTAACGAATCTATTACAGAAGATTTAGAACTAGAAGAACAACTCAGAAGAAAATCTTTTGATATAGGTCTTGATTTTGACCCTTCAGGTCGTACAGATCCAAGCTCA